GACTTTTCGCTATTGCTTGCTCCCTAGTCATCATTTTAGTGGCGTAGGGGGCAAAATCAGGGTCGTCAAAAAACGCTGCTGCGTGCGCGGCAGCTTGATCTTCTGTAGTAACCGCCAACGGGTTGAACACCTTTTGGTGGAACTCCAATTTTTTGGTTAGTGTGTCCGCAACTTCTTTTTTTGCTTGCGCATCTTTATATCTAACTTCAGCAGCTGTTTTGCCGCGTTCAAGAATATTTTTTTCAACGCCGGGCGCCAAGCCGGGTGCTTCTTCGTATAGTCGGTTTAAAAATTCCGGCGATGAAGTATCTAAACCCTTAGTTGCAAACAACCGCCGCAACGCGTTTTCTTCTCCGCGAGCGCGTTGGTATTCCTGCGTTTTCAACGCATTCATCTGCGATGTCTCTTGCAGGTTGCGCAGCTGCATAGCTTGCGCCATTGCATTCATCGGCGATTCAATTTGAATGCCTTTAAACTGCCCTGGGATGGTGTAATCAATACCGGCCATAATTATTGTCCTAAATACTGTCGCTGTATAAAAGCTGCTATAAAGTTGTTATTACGGGCCGTCATAGCTAGGATCTAAATAGCCCGCTTGGCTATTGCTCCAATTTTGTAGGCTAGAAGTTTGATTGTACCCAGGACGTTTCGGGAAGAACCGATCCATCATCTGCTGATTTTGGTAGTAGTTCACGCCTTGACCCAACGCGCCAGTCAGTGCATTAGCTTGGTTCATGTAGCCAGACGCGCGGATGTTACCCATAGCCGCCGCGCCTTGCGCCATGTTTTGGCCATACTGACCTGCGGCGCCGGTTAACGTATTGGCAGCAGTCTGGCTCATGCCCGCCAAAGATTGCAGTGGGTTCAATCGCGCTTGGCGCTCGATTTGATAGCGGTTGAAAGCGTTGGTGTACTCTTGCGAGCCCAAGTCTTGGCCGTAGCGTTGCGCGCCTTTTAGCGTAGCGCCAGACAGCAAACCGCCGCGTGCTGCTGCACTGCGGTCAAGGGCTTTCAAGCCTTCCTGCATTCTAAATGCGTAGCCGGGATCTGCTTGGAATTGCTGCATTGTGAATGGCGTGTATTTGGACGCAGCAACCAAGTCAGGCAGCGCATTGACGCCTACTTTACGAAACGGCTCCTGCAGCTCAACCTGTTTGTTGAACATGCGCTCTTGCGCGGCGTTTGCCTCACGTTGCGCTTGCTCTTGTGATTTAGCGGCTTTGCTGCTTGCGGCTCCGCCAAGCAACGCGCTTCCCAACATCGCCCCACCAATAATCCAAGGCATATCAATACTCCTTTTGCAATTCGCTTGCGATATGTTGCGCGGCATTTAAATCGCCGGGCGCAATTAAAACTTCATCAACCTCATCTTCATCCGCGCAGTCTGTCGCATGGACGCAATACCAAACTACATCCGTAAGTGACTTAACGCCGTGATGCTTATTAGCTTCTATGGTCAAACATGCTGGCGCGTGCAGTATCTCTTTATTACCATCTATCATAACTTCTACTGACCCCTGCGCCAAAATGGACAGGTGGTCGTACTTGTGCGCGTGCTGCACCAGCACTTGCCCTGCCGGTATGCGGGTTTCTTTTGCGTACACGCCAGAACTAAAATGGTGGTTAATCACGCAATTACCTTTACGTTACCTCGCGGCCCGATGCCCGAATATTGATGGCGCTAGCAGTTCCCGCGATAGTAGAGATAAAACCGCTAGCTGCCAAGACCTGGCCTACAATCTCTGGGAATGTGTAGACTTCGGACGGCTGCAATGTTTTCGTTTTGGTAATCAAGTTCTGGTTACCCGCCGTATCTGCACCCGTTACCAAGTTGACACTAATGGTAGCGGCAGAGGCGCTGTAGTTAGTCGCCGTAAACTTGTCGATGATGGTTGTTACACCCGTCGCAGTGTACTGCGTGGTCTGGGTGTTCTCTGCTGTCTTAGCGGGAACAAGAACTTTAACGGTAACAGTCATAATTGCACCTAATTAGGTAGATTAAAAAATTGCTCTACTATAAACCACAAACAAAACCCGCAACACCGCCGGCTATCGTTGCTACCGCATCCCATACGTCTGGCGTGTGCTTGTCTCTGTTCATGTAGTCGTAAATCTCTTTGCCTATTGCCGCAATGGTAGCAGCAGCCAGCCCAACCACAGGACTGACAAAGTGAAACACCATATAGGCCAGCACACCTACAATAACGTGCAGGGCTTTGTCGTGGGGCAATCTATCTAAAAAATTAACCGCAAAGCCTTTAATATTAGTTATTTTCATGTTTTAAGTGATGTTGTCGTAAATAGGCATATACCCAACTAGTGCATTTGTTACTGAGTCATAAATTGGCACTCTGCGAATTACTGAACCAAGCGTTGTTGCGGGGGCAGATAATCCAGGGCTACGATCTGCTTCAATCAAAGTGTCTGCTTGAATTGAACTAAATTTTAATGCCGTGCCTATGGCTTGATAGTCATTATTTGCAATATGGCACACACCAATGCCACCAGATTGATCTAAGCGATATACTCGATCAAATCCACTGATTGTATTGTTTGCAATGTAAACCAATGACGCTTTGCATTGGTTAGTGCTATTGCGAATAAAAAACAAACCTGCAATTGAACGAATATTATTGTTTGTAATTCTAATTGGCTCAGAATCAACTAAATACGCATCGGCGGGGTCTGACGTTTGATTAACCACAGGCTCAACTACGGTGATTTTTGTCTCGTTGACATAAGTGGCAATCGTATACACGCCATCATTAGACGTTGAATTAATAATGCGAATTTGATCGCCAGGTTGATAAGTTGGGTAATCCCAAGTACCTGGAAACGCAACAGTTTGGTCAAAAGTAATTGAGTTATCAGCTGACGAAAAAATCATACTGCGGTTTGAAATACGCGCATCATTTCGGTAAAAAATGCCATATCCACCATCAAGATTTGTCACAATATTGCCGTCGATGGTGACGTTATTAGTGAGAAATGCGGGCGTTGTTGCATCACCAATAAAACTGACAAATCCGTCTACAATGTTATCGCAAATTGTTACGTTATTTGCATACCCAGCGGTTCCAATAGCCATTGCTATTGAGTATGTTTTACTGTTTCTGGTAGTTCTTAAATCTTTTAAAACATTATTGGAGATGATAACAAAACTGCGTTGAACGCCAATCCCAGGGCAATCAATTAAATTACTGTCGAATTCAATGACGTTGTTTGACACAACACAATAGTCACTAAATTGCAATCCACCATCAATGCCAAATCCTTTAATGGTGACGCAACCATCATGGCTATTGCCGCCATTTCGCACATAGTTGTTGACAATTCGGGAATAAGAGCATTTAACGTAAATGCCTTCGGCATCGTCACCAGAGTCATTACGAATATCATTAATATGGTTGCCATCAATAACACATGACTCACCGTAAACAAGAATTGCATGAACCTCACAAGGGTTACCGCCGGTCACGCTGACACGTTCGATGACATTGTTTTTAATCGTGACGTTTTTAACTACGTTAGTATCGTTTCCAAAGTTAATAGCCACGCAGCCAAGACTACTGGCGTTTCCCAAATTTTTAAAATAGCAATCTTCAACCCAATAACGCGCTTCTTGTTGTGCAATGGTATTTGAACGAATTTCAATAGCGCCGCGCCCAAAATTTCTAAAGTTGCAAGCTCGAATTTCAACATCGCTGATGTCGATGCCAGCGGTTGCAAAAATGCAACGGGCTTGTATTCCATTTGCGCTACTTTGAAAATCAACAGCATTTAACTTTAATGACTGATGTGATCCCGTGTTGTAACGAATTGTCATGCTACCGCCAAGATCATACCCAGACGCGCCGATTTGACCGCCTTCAATTTCTAATTCATTAATGTCTACAAGAAAATCAAACCCGCCAGCGGTAATATCAAATCGAAATATGGCACCATACATACTTAGGCGCAGCCACGAAACATTGTCGTTTACACCATTAATTCCAGACTTAAATAAATAAGTTCCGGCTGGAATAACTACCGTAGCTTTTAATGGCGAAGCATATTTTGCCGCAGCAAGTAATGCTGCGCTATCATTTGTAACGCCGTCCCCTACTGCGCCAAAATCTTTAATACTAATAAATTCACGCAATTTATCTTGAATAGAAACAGGAACCGCATTTGTACCTGATGGTTGATACCCAATCCAATTAGATCCCGCACTGCTACCTAAATTTTGAACATTACCGCTTTGCCCTTTAAATCCAGTAAACGGTATTTGCGAAGCATTAACAGCGTTAATGCCAGAAATATTGTCGTAAGTGCCAATTAAAATATTGTTTGCATCTTGGATAGAAAATTTATATATAACTTGCTCTGTTAGCCAAATCTCGCCGCCTGGTATGCGCCCCGCGCTATCTAAAATAATTGGGTTTGTATGCGCAACATTGCCCGCACTTGTTGTGTAAGTTGTCGTTGGCGTTGTTGTTCCAGCCAAATAGGAAAAAATTTTTCCGCCAGCTAATGGTGTACCGTTATTGTCAAAAATTTGACCTGCAACGCCGAACAGAGGAGAAAGGTAGACAGCCATAGTTTTCCTTAATTAGTTAATGTACATTTTGCATAAATTACCAAAGTAAACTAATTGCCGATCAAAAATTTTTTAGCTTACATTAGTAACTTGATCTGTGATGGTCATGCATCCTCCGTAAATTCATGAACCATATCCAGACCAAAGTGATCGTTAATAAATCGAAGCATCTTTTCCACATCAATCCGTAACACTTTGCCAGTCGGTGTGTGCTTTGAATGGAATATCCACTCATTGGTTGCTTGATCGTGTGGGGATAATAAAGTTGAATTGCCCGCCGCGTCCATAACTCTAGCTTCACCGGCGGCAGAATAAAAAGACACGCCGTTAGTCAAAGTACCGACAGGTGCAGTACCGTTAAACAATACAAGTTGATTAGTGCCTTCTGTCGTGCCTCGACTTGCTGTACCGCCAATTTTTAGGTTTTTTGCTTGAGTAATACGCATCGCTTCTGCAACAACAGCGGTATTATCTGGTGTTGTCCCAAAAACAATATCTGTTGGGTTATCTCCAGCCGCATGAGTGGCAGACGCTTGTGCCTCTATATAAGCGTGGATAACCGGAAGATTACTAGTGGTGTCATTTCCATACCAACTTAGCGTGCCAAAGCTATTTCCACTTGAAATTGTAGTGTCGTTTCTAAAAAACCGTAAAGATGGATCACTGTCATTTCTTTGAATAGAAATTGTGCCCGCACTTGAAGAAATTGCAGTTGTTCCATTGACTAATATTTCGCCATTTGACGTAGCACGCAAAACTTCCGTTGTGTTGGTAGATAACGCGATAGTATTAACTGCGGGTAAATACAGACCATTTGTTGGCACAGACGAACCCGACGGAATAAACGCTGTTGCAGTAGCACTTCCAGTCGTTGAAAAGTTAGTTCCATCAAACGATAATGCTGACCCAGTAGCTAATGCGCTGCTACTACTGGCATAAACAATACCGTTTGCCGTAAAAGAAGATAAATTTGTGCCACCATTAGCAGTTGGCAACACGCCAGATACATGCGTCGTAAGACCAATTTTGCCGTAGCTTGGCGCAACCCCAACACCACCTGAGATTAATGCGTTGCCCGTAGCAACGTCGGCGAGTTTCGCAAGCGTACTAGTCGTATCGGCATAAAGAATATCGCCAACAACATAAACGCCCGTGCCTGTGCCCCCACGAGCTGCGGAAAGCTGACCTGTCCACCCCAACGTCAAACTAGTAGCAGCCAACAGCGAGGTGGTTGGCGTACCGCCAAGCGTTAGCGTGACGTTTGTATCGTCAACTTTAGTCAAAGCCGCGCCGCTAACCCATTCGGGGGCTGTTGCGCCTGCGTTGACCTTGAGCACCTGCAACGCAGTGCCAATAGGCAGCATTGCAGTAGTGCTTGCCGCAGATTGGTACGGCACTGATCCTGTTGCGCCGCCTGCCAAGTTGGTAGCCGTACCAACCACAATCGAGGATGGCGCAACATTTTTCCAATATTGCAATGCTGAGTCGTACTGAATTAAATTGCCATTGGCAAGTGTGCCAAACTGCACGTTGCTGTCGGTGCCGCCTAACACTGACCCCGAGGAAACCCTTACAAATACATCACCAGAACCTGCTGGCGCGGCGTTTACCACAACCGCAATAGTCGCTTTGACGTTGGGCGCGAGGGGTTGCGTTTTAGTCAAACCGCCGGCAATCGTGGGGTTGTAATACAAAATGTCGCCGTCAACCCACGTTTCGCCAACAGGGCTACCCGTGGTATTCCAACCCCGAACGTTACCAAACGATGTTACCAAACCAAAACCGTTGGCGGCGATATTTTCAGCCGCAAGACCGATTAAATACTGACCGTCTGTTAACCCGGTAGCCGGAGCGCCCTTAATTACGCCGCTGGCGCCCACGGCACCGGTGAACATGATTAACTGACCTTTAGTAATAGTGCTGTCGGCCTTGATGTAGAAATACTGCGCCTCGCCGATACGCTGAACCACGTTGGCGGTCATCTGAATACCTAGAGTCGTACCACCAGCCCATGCTACTGTACCAATATCGGGAGGCACCGATTGCGGTGTGGTGTCAAACGTCGTCCACGGCAAGTTGGCCTGTTGAAGCGCAGCAAACGTGCCCAACGCTGGGATTGGCGTAGCTGCCAACCCCTCAACTTGCTTGGCAAGTTCAGCAATCTGATCCAACGCCGGGATTGGCGTAGCTTCTAACCCCTCAACTTGCTTGGCAAGTTCAGCAATCTGCTCGTTGGCCGACTCTTCAGTCGGCTGAATTTTAGTCGCCTCGACATCAATAATGATGTCAACAAGATCTTCTTGCTGTGGCGCAGGTGGCCCAAGCTGAAGGTCTGTTAATGACGTTACGTTGGTGCCGCTGCCGGTCAACGTAAATAAATTCAGAAAAAACCGATACCACTCACGCGAGATTAGCCCCGTGCGCTCGTCAATTAACGGCACCCGTGGGGGCGTGATATTCGTGGTGTTATTCGGGCTAGGCATTGGTTGGGCTAAGAATAAGTTCTGCACCCATAATGGCAACCTTGACCGGATCGGTCATCGACAGTTCGTACACCCGGTCACGCAGCTTCAAGGTCATACCTAGTCGGCGCCAGAACACCCGGCGATAATACTCACCAATCTTGCCGATGCTGGCCGTATGGTAGTTAGACCATGTATGACCGCCGTCGTCCGACCAGCGCAACATGACCTCTGGGTCACTGCCTTGACCTACATTTAGCCCAACGCCCGTTTCCACGTCAAGCTGCAAGCTGTGGTGCGCGGTGCGCTTCAAGTTGTTTTGGCCAGTTGGCAGCGCCCGCCATGACCGCAGCCATTTCTGGATCTGCCCGTTATCGCTGTAGTCGTCCAGATCAAACGCGTAGATGTTGCCGTTTTCAAAGTCGCCGACAATAACTTCGCTATTAAACGCCATCTGGCAGTTGCTACGGTGCCGGGTAAACGACCCATTATTCCAACCCGCCCGTTCATGCCAAGCCTGCGTAGCGGCGTCGTAGACCCAAGTCGTGTTGGCGGTAGGGAAGATCAGTACGTAGAAGCTGTGGCCGTCTTGCTGGTACGTGTACGCCAGCGCGTCCGACAGGTTGCCGTACTGCTGAATCTGCCATTCAACCGCGTGGGTTGAGACACGTTGGCCGGTGTAGCCGTTAGCACGATAGACAACCCCGCGACCACGGGCGTCAGCCCCTAGCCAGAATAAGCTGTTGTCTAGTTTGGCGACTGAATACGGCGCGATGCACCCGATCTCATTAAACGCGCCCTGAATGCGTTGCAGAGGAAAGTCCGCGTTACCCGCGTCGTACCATACCTCTACAGAATTGGTGCCAAACAGCCAAGCTTCGCGGTGGTCAACAATAAGCGATATTAAGCCGTCGGGCGAGCCTTCTGCGCTGGCAAAATCAAGCGGGTCAACGGACAAACCGTCAAGCAGGCTGGTCACCCAGACTTTTTGGCTGTTAGGCTCGTTAAAAACAAAATAGCCATCCAAAAACCCTACGGTTACTGCACCAGGGAAGTCAGGGTCAGTGATAGGCGCAAATACGTTAGTGGTGGCGTTATAGATGTAACTGGGGCCATTAGCCGCCACAAAGAGCTGTGTGCCGTTGTCCGACATGGACACCGGGCCAGTGCCAGCAATTGTGCCCAGTAAAGTCGCCGCGTATGCAGTGTCGAGCTTGTACAGGCGGTTGCCAGACACTACGTAACCGTAGCCGCCAAACGTCCACATTCCCCGAATTGGGCCAAAGCCAACGGTTGCCAATAAGCGCAACCCCGGCGCCCGTTGCAAGAACGCAGGCTCTTTGCCGGCTTCTGGCACGATTTCGGGAAAGATATTGACCATACGCGCGTCCGCAGCGTTGACGCTGCGAGCCACGTATGCGGAGCCAAGAATGGGCGTTTTCACGGTTTAGAAGTTACCGGCGTAGATGTTATACCGCTGGTGAGTAGCCACCAACGAGTAAGGCATAGACATCACGTCATCTGGGTTGTTGATGCGCTTCAGGTTACGCTTGGAC